CTTCAAAAATAGCTCGTTGGTTTGCCGCTGGATCGGCGCTTGTTCCTCAACAAAAGACACCCCGAAAAAGCCGATCGGCGGCTTGTGCCAGTAAATAAACGCGTAAGGGAAACAGTCCTCAGTCCACGGTTCGTCTTCGAGCGTGCCTTGTTCGGTGCAGACGACCAGCCGACCGTCCTCGGCGCCTTCGCCCGATGGCAGATGATACGACTCGTGCACCCACACCAAGTCGGTGGCCACGATCACCGACCGGTCACCCCATGAACGCAGTGATTGATCGATGCTGCGCCTGATTTGGCCTTTTTCGTTGGGGTAGCGCGCCATCAAAACTTCGGCGGGCACCGGGCGCGACTGATACAGCGTCCGCGGCGATGACGTCAAACACGCTTGTTCGTCCACAACGATTTCGCCCGGAAACACGCGCTCGTGAAGTACGCGCTTATCGCCATGCACTTTCATTACGCCGATATCGGCCCACATCATATCGTCAACGCACTGCTCGGCCTGTTCGTAGGTTTTGTTGCGGTGGTATTCGCCTAAGATGGCTTTATCGAGCTTTTTGGCCATGCGGCGCGTGGACCAGTTGCCGCCCGCACTCATGACTTGCGGTTTGGGCCGGTCGACGCACACCTGCGCTTTGATCGTTTGGTGCAAGCTGCCCATCGTGTTGATGACCAGCTTGTTTTCATCATCAAGGCTATTGCGCGCATACCGCGCGCTACCGGGTTCAAGGCCATTGTAGGTGCGGTTGTAAAGCAAGTTGAGCTGCTGTTTAAGCACGCTGTCGCGCCCGAGCACGCGGCGCAGCCGATTGACGATTTCGTTAATCGCGCCGTGTGCGTCGTAGCGCTTGCGCTGCCACCAGTGCGCGTCCAGTGATACTTTGGGTGCCATCTTATCCCCAGGGGCCTTGACGGCGACGTTTGTACATCGCCTCGGCCTCGGCTTCCATTTCTGCCGCTTCGCGCTCGAGGCGCTCTTTTTCGGTAGGCCGCGCCGGTTGATCGGGCTCGCGGTAGGCAAAATGAAACGCGTAGCGGTACGCGTACAAAAACGCGTCGCATGCGTCATTGGATTCGCCTGGTTTTTCGATATGCTTGCCGCTTCGCCGCTTTTCCCATATTAACCGCGTCATTTCCTCGGCGTGCGGCGAGGTGTCGGGCGCGACGATTTGGATGCGTCCGGTCGATAGGTCGCTGTTGATTTGTTCGATCCAATAGCGCTTATCGCTTTTGTCTGCCGCTTGGATCGGCAAGTCATAGCGCTGGCGCAATTCTTCAAACGCTTGGCGCTTGTCTGGATCGCCTACCAGGTGCAGGCCCGGGTATTCGTCTAGATACATTCGGATCCGCGCAGCCACCGCGTCAATGAGCATTTCGCGCTCACGATGCGATTCGATTTCCGCAACCTTGTCGTGACACCCATTCGTTGCAGTAGTTGCGGCGAAACGATGGGTCATTGACCAAATCCGGGTTTGCGGCAACGCGCTGGTCGATGCGCGCTTGCATGCTGTCGCGCACATACGGGTTATCGCGCCACGAAAACTTTTTGACCGACCACCCGTTAAGCTGACCTGAACAGATACGCCAAAACAATCCTTGTTTGAAATGACCTGGTCGCGACATGAGCGTAATCGTGCCGTTAAGGTCGGCCACGGCGGGTTCGAACACGTCGAACACGAGACGATACAGGTCGATGCTAAAAAACGCCGCTTCGTCGATGTAGACTTTCCACAGCTTGCGTCCGTAAAACCGATCGATCCAATGCGGCGCGTCGGCGCCCGCCAGCGTCAGCGCGCAGCCTCGTGGCAGTAGCACGCGCAGCTTTTGCTCGGAAAACGTGGCACCGCAGGCAAAGTCGCGGTTTATTTGCTTGGCCATGTTCCAGGCGATGCGCTCGGCCGAATCGCGCGTTAGCGCGATGTAGACGGATTCGAGGTCGGACGGCAAGTCGGCGTCGGGCCGTGCGTCCTGAAACACGTCGGTCACCGCGGCCGTTGTCTTGCCCGCGCGCCTATCGCATTGCCACGCGCGATATTTGGCAGGGTCCTCGATGGCCTCGCGCTGTTTGGGGTGACAGGCCACGATCGGCCCGAATCGACGGCCAAGCTCAGCGCGCGCACGTTGCTCGATGCTAACGTGCAGCATACACACCACCGCCATCGCAAAGGCAACCCGCCATGTCATCGGCGTGGCTTGCCGGGCGTTGCGGCCGTTAGCTCGCTGTCATCCTCAAGCACGATTTCGCCCACGTTGGGCGCGGTAACAAAACGGACGTGGCCCTCGCTTTTGGGATACAGGAAAAAGCCGGGCACGCCGCCAAGGTCGCCGGGGCGGATTTCGCGGCATTCGGTAGGGACTCGGGCATATTTGAGGCCACCAAGTACACCGACTTCAAATTGCGCTGATTTGATTTTGTGCATCGTGTTCCTTTTTTCGCGGATACCACCTGTGGACAAGTTGCGGCGCGTAAATCAGTTGCCACCTCTTTTCCCAGTAGTTGGTTGACCGCGTGCGAAACGTGTAATACACCGGGCAGCTGCCAAGCGCCGGACACACCGTGGCCGCGAGGCGTTGGCCAATGCGGCGACCGCGATGCGGCTCGCGCACGTAGACCATGTGCAGCACGTTAATGCCGTCATCGAGCACTTCGCCGCAAGCCCAGCCGTAGACTTGCTTGCAGTAATCCGGGTTGCTCGCGATGACAACGCCCGGAGCAATGAGCAGCGGTTCGATCGCCGATTCTTTGTAGCCCCAAAACCGTTCGATACTCCATAGCGAATAGGGGCGCGCTTTGCGCACCTGTTTCCACCATGGATCTAAAATCACCGGTTCCTCGCCGGGCAGTGCCTTGCGAAAGATGGGGCGCGACTCGCCGGGCTCCGATGTGGCGATGCAGCTAGCGCTCGTCATCATTGTGCGGACCTGGTTTCATCCATGAGGCCAGCGGCCGTCCGGTTGGGCGCTTGGGCTCATTGCGCGGCGGCGGTTTGACCATGGCCTCGGCGGTTTTCACCAGCTCGGCGACGCGGGCCTCAAGCTGCTCGATGCGTTTGATCAACGGTTGCATGCTGGCCATTTATCTGCCCTCCAAGGCAAAGCGTGCGTACCAGTAGGCCCAGTGGTACCAGTCCAAAAACGCCGCAACAAACGCCCACACACTTGCGGCAAGGCCCAGCGCAAAAGCTGCGGTAAAAACTTGAAACGCGTCACTCACTGAAGCCCCACGATTTTGCGAAGCTCGCTGCTATCGAGGTCGCCGACCGTTTTTTCTTTCGGCTTTCCGTCCTGAAGCTTAGTTTCCATCCATTCGCAAAACTTGAGCAAGCACCCGCCCTGTTGGTGGGTAAGCTCACCGGTGGCCACGGCGACCATGGCCTCGCCGACAAAGCGTACGAGTTGCTCTTTTGTGCGCACCCGCCGCATGAGCTTGGCCGGGTCGATGCCATAGCGCATGTGCTGCGTATTGCGTGCAGCGCGCTCGGGCGCTTTGTCTGGGTGGTGGTGCAGGCAGTATCGCTCGCCGTCAAGCGACGGCACGCGGCAGCGGGCCCCGCTGGCGGTTTTGCCTTCGCACTGATTGCGCGGCAGCTTTCTTACTTTCGGCGCGGCCGGTGGGTCAGCTCGTGACATCGTGCACATAGCCAAACGACGCGCAGCGGGTCGTCATAGTCCAAATGGTGCGCTTGGGTCGGGCCCGCGCTCCCGCACGCACACCGCTCAGGTGTCATGCGGCCAGCCCGTATCTCGCGATAGATGGCCTTGCGGGCCAGATAGTGATTGCGTGCCTGTGGATCCGATTGTCGCCTGCGCCAGTGGGCAGCCCAGCGCGGCCCTCGGTCCAATGGACTCTGTTTCGCGGCGTGCTGCCCAGCTTTTGCGGGTGCGGTGGGTCTTTCGGGCGGCATCGGGGCCGCCTCGCCTTCAATAAGCCGACGAGATGCGATCCTAGCTTGTGCTAGCGCCTGCAGCCGACTCGTGTCAGGCATGGGCGGATTGTGCGACCGTTGGTGTCAGGTTGTCAACAGTGTTTGCAGATGTGTGGGTAAATTTGGGTTCTGTGTGGGTGAAAATACGGTTTCCGGTGGGGTTGGTGGTCTATGTGGTTGTATTTTTAGGCCAATTGGTGGGAATAGTCACCATCC